GGTCGCAAAGTTTTTTCCGTTAATCTTGATTTGTGTTTGAGTTTTTAATCCTTGAGTTTTCATTTTGTGGTTGTTTTTTATTTTGTGATTGTGATTGTGAAATTTATTTTTACCAAGCGAGTTTTAAATTCGAATCGTTGCCGATCGTTTTTATTATTTTATTATTATAGGTCGGGCATTCGAGAAACCATACTGAATGCGTGTCGGTTGAGAACGATTTGTGTTTCTTTACAATTTTGAAAATTCGATTTGAGTTATCGTGGTTTTTCGTGGTGAATTTAACAGGGTCACCGATGTTTAATTTTGAGTAATTTTTTGTGTTATCGATCATGTTTTGAGTGGTTGTATATATATGTATGGGTGTGGTTGTGAATTAATATGAAGTATTCATATTACCCGAAATCCTTAAAAATGTAAACAAAAAAACAGAAGGGGTTTCTGTACTAAGTAAGTGACAGTCAAGCGTTTCGGTAACTAAATCTGTATATTTCTTGTGTTTTTTCGGGGTTTTTTACCCCCCCCCCACTCCAACTATTTCGGGACTTAGGGACCCGCTCTCTGACGGGTCAATTTGACGAACTCAGTAAGTTTTAGAGTGACGAAAGTATCGGTTCGGTTTCGTCGATGAATCACACAAAAAGGGTTCCCGTTTGAGTCGCGCTCACTTTGCTCTAGGGCTTTCCAAATATTCAGTTTTTCGACATGCTTTGCTTCGATATGTAATGGGAAATCTGAGATAACATCGGGGGAATCTTCGCCTCCTCTAAATTGGATTCCGCGTCGGGCTTCATACCCGAACTCACGAAGTATCTTTGCGACCTCTCGCTCGTATCGAGCACCTTTATTTTTTGAGTTTAACATAATCTTTTCCATTCATGTTCTGCGATCTTGAACTTTTTCTTTTTTATAAATCCTTGCGACTTGAATTTCCCATAATTTACAAAGTGATGTATGCGTCCGTATCTTTGATTTACCCGAGCAACATCGGGATGAACATCCATCAGTTGCTTTGACTTGTCGTATGTTCCATGCTTGTAAACTGAATCCGTATTGCCACCCTTCACGCATTGAGTTCCCATCTTGTACTGAATAAAACCATTAAATAAGATTGTGCATAAACCACCCTTAAGTATATCAAGTGACAAAATAGTATCCTCATTATAGCGACCTCTCCATCTGTATGGTATGTCGTTCTTTATAAAGTTACATGAATAAATTCTCGTATTAGCATGAAAGGGTTTCTTTGTAGCATAAACAAAAAAAGTATAATTAGGCCCCGCCATAACTACATTCTCATAGCTTTGCACATAGTCCTCCATTAGCGTCCAAAAGATTTTATTCTTCGTTCTGCCACGCGTCCCGTCCTTTTTTATTCCGAACGACTTTATATTGTCATCCATGATCCAATGCCAATCGTGTCCCTCACTAATAGAGTGATCCCAAATAAAGTTTCTCGCGGGACCACTTCCTGTTGAGATTGTAGTTCCGTGCTCATCACAATACTCATATTTATCTTTATACGACATATCTAAAGGGATGATCTTTGCGCTCAAGTTCTTTACCGCGTCTTGATATATTCTTACTTCTTGTGGCTCGACCACAATATTATGATTCAATCCCATTTCAGTAAGATACTTAGAAGTGAACATTGTTTCCCACCTTCCTTTCGAGGGAATGTACAATGGGTAACGATTGTTCGTACCTTGCTTCACTTTACTTTTAATTCCAATCGACTTTTAGCTTCGGTCTTTGTGAAAACTTTCGCCAAATATTATTCGGTTTAATACGAGTCGCATATTGCTTCCCCATGACTTTTTCTTGAACAAAGAAAGGCCACTTTTTTATAAATATCTTTTGGTGCTCCTCTGCTTCGTTTCTGTAAATATTAGTAAGCCCGCCTTCAACCGTGCCGAAAGCAGGGTTGTCGTATAAAAACTTGTTAAAGTTTATTGTTACCCATTTATCGAAGAGCAACTGAAGATTGTAGTCAGTATCAAGTTTTAACTTTAATCTAAATTTAGCTTTTGTGTTATTATTTATAAGAAATGCACTCGCACATTGCCTGTTAAACTCTAAGTCTTTAGTTTTCGTCCATCCAAAAGCTTGGTGAATCAGCCCAACCATTCCAATATTTCCAAACGGCTGAACATATTCTTCTATTTCCTCAAATAGCTCAATAGGATTGCAAACAGCGTTTCTTTTTTTAACCTCGCCATCTTCTAATGTAATAGTTCTTCGAAAGAACTTTAAATCATCATCAAGCGACCAATGGTACTCAACTCCTTCTTTTTGGCTTATTTCTTTTGTAATCTGCCGTGACCATCCTAATCCTTGATCGTTCTTACTTAGTACAAGTAAGTTTTCTTTTGGGTATATTTTTAAGTAATCTTTTTCATCCTGTGGCTCGATTACAATTTGAAACTTTGTATAGCCGTACTTCAGTAACACATTTGCGGTCTTGCAGTTATTTGACCGACCCTTACTAGGGATATAAATCTTATACTTTAAGTCACCCACCTATTCAAAGTTAGGTGCTTCTGTTGCCCGATCTTTCCAAGGCCAATACATTGAAGTAGTTTTTTCCGTAAGTTTGCTCAGTCCTAGTTTTAACTGAAAATCTTTTACATCGTTCTCATTATCAAAGTGAACAATAAGTTTTCTAAATGACTCCTCGATTAGATCAACTTTAGGCATCCCGTCGTATTCTGCTTCCTCGTCTACTGCATCGACATGGAATTGAGACATGAGTTGCTCTAAACTTTTTTGATCGTAACCCGTAAGGTCAAGATCACCTTTACCTGTATCAAGTTCCTCGATTAAATCTTTCAAGATTTGTCCGTCAAAGTCCGATAGCTCTGCGAGCCTATTATCAGCAATTAAGTCGGCAGTTTCTTCTTCCGCAGTTTCATAATCTTGGAAGTCTACAGGGACTTTGTTAAAGCCCGCGACCTTTGCGGCTTGTAATCTGCCGTGACCTTTCACGATTAATCCGCTCAGATTACTTACGACTACGGGTGATCTCCATCCCGATGCTTTTAATATTTTAGCAAGTAAAAGTATTTGATTCTCGGGGTGAACATTAGGGTTCCGAGGATTGGTTTTTAAGTCTTTTATATTTACTAGCTTAGTGTGGCTGCAATTTACTTTCATACCTAGGAGGTAAAGCTGAATCGGAACAAAGTAAACAAAAAAGATTTATATCTGCATTGTTGGGGATTGGTACTTTAAACTTAAGTTCGTCTCAGTCATTACATAATCTCTGATGTATGTATCTGTTTCATGTGAGTTTTTTTCCTTAAGCCAAGTGTGCATATAGCTCAACTTTTCGTCAGCACAATAAAGCCAACTTTCAATATCCTCGGGACTTGAAACATTAATAATTGCTTCTGAAGCATACCTAACACTTTCATGTAATGGGTATTTATTTCTATCAAACCTCAAGCACATCCAATCGACCATTAGATTCGTTTCCCAACAACCCTTCGTGGTTATATGGATGGGAACTTTTGACATGCCTAAGAACGCTTTAAGAATGTTTGGTGTGAACGACTTTGGATTACATGGATCATCTTCCGCAAGTTCCGTATGTCCCTGTATCAGTACGAGTTTTGGCGAACATTCGTCTACATATTTGTGTATTTGCTGAAGTGTCAAAACCTGTTTTTTTTCGGACACGCAAGTCGTTAGCAGAACACAATGCTTACCCTTATGGTATCCGTAATCACATATTGTATTCTCTATGTTTCCTATTTTAAGACTTTTCATTATTTATGCCTACTTTGAATGGAACACTTATATAAAACTCTCGCAAGCGCCTAAGTAATGCCTCGCAAGTTTCATCGTTTTCGGGATTTGCTTTGAGATACTTTTGAGCAAGTTTCTGCCCATTGTAATTCGTGGTAATAAAAGTAGGTTTCTCTGCTTCGCATCGTCTATCGACTATATCAAAGATGTCAGTCACCCATTTATCGCCCGCCTTTTCTTTACCCAAGTCATCAATTATAAGAACACGATGATTCGTTAGTTGGTACATAAGATCGTCGTGTGTTTTATCAAAGACAGATTTAAGTAACATGTCCTGTAGCTTTCTACTTTGATAGTAACTCCATCCCGAACCACTCGATACCCATTGCCTAATCTTCGCCCACATTATGCGAGTTTTGCCCGCACCTGTAACTCCATGTAGGATCATTCCCTTTGCTTGATAACTCCAATCCATAACTTGCCTATATTGCAATTGTGGTAATCGTTCGGGATCGGTATCACCCATAATTTTTGGGCATTGCTTTTCGTATCTTCGCTTTTGGATATTTACCCACTTGTCGCGTCGCTCGTTTGATTCTTTTTGTCGCTCCAAAGCGATCAGCCTGTCAGTTTCTTCGGGCGAAAACCTGTAATGTGGAAACCACCCCCCCCCGAACATAATTTGTTCCGCTTCGAACGAAACCCCTGTATTCTCGCATGTGAACTGCATTGTCCTCGATTCTTGAACGAAGTCAGATACAAGTTTTTGTGGGTCAGAATCCGTCATTGTGATCGACCTTTCCAATACGAGTTTTTCCGTCAAAGTTTCCGTCCATTATCTTTTGCCAATTCGTCGGATTGAGAACCCAATCGAATGTGCATTTCCAATCTGTAGACATACCCGTGAGAAAAGGGCTATACTTAATTTTTTCGCATAACAATCTGAACGGATAGAGTTCGTCTGCATCTTTCGGTAGTGATGTTTTATCTGATAACCCCTCTTTTAAGCGTGCCCGTATCTGATTGAGCCTTTTAACGCGCCCCTTGGTTCGGTGTTTGACCTTGGGTGTGCCAATGATCTTAGGCGACACCTCGGTGTTCCACAATTTGATAGCTTTATCGAGTATGTTTACTTTTATTTCTTTATCCGAATCCAAATCCATATCCATATCCATACCCTGTATTGTTGGGGTTATGTTGGTCAAGGGTTCGGTTGTATAGAGCTTAGACCTGTCTAGGTTGTTTCTTGTTATCGAATCAAAGATAGGTTTATGTGGGTTGTAATCCTCCTTTAAGCCTTTGGGATACTGAAACATTATAAATTTCGTAAGCCATAACTTGTCGCCTGTATCGATCCTTGTGATTCGACCTGTATGTATGAGAACTTCAATAGTTGCCCCAATTGACTCAATGCTCAAGCCCGTTTTGAACTCGCACATTTTGAGATCGATTTCCCAAACTCCCGCTGAATCGCATTCGTCTACAAGAAAAAGAAATACAAGTTTTTGGTCGGGCAAAAGTTCCCTAAACCAAACTTGATTCCATTTAAATATATCCGTAAATCGTTTGCACGTTCTCATTGTCCAAGAGGGGTTATAGAAATCGTTTCAGTCCATGGTGTGGGTATCCACGCACCTTCGGGAATTTCTTCGCTTACAGACCAAGTAGTCAATGTGTCACAAACGGAGCAATCCGTGTTGTAGATTTGACCCCAATGATTTGTTTCGATCTCCTTTTCTTGACCGCAAGAGTCGCAAGCATACGCTTTTTTAGTACATTTACTCATTTTATTTATTGTTTGTTGTGATTGTTTTATAAACTCCAATTCGTCGAAGTTATTTTTTATAGGCATATTCGAAGTCCTTTTCTGCTTTTGTGTTTTTAACTAATTTATTTATTATGTTTTCCGCGTATGGTTCTTGGTGTCCTTGGGCAATAGCATGAATGCAAATGTGGGTCCCTAAATTGAGCCCCGAGTGATAAGCAGTTATTCTACTTATCGCCTCGGAAACCCACATGGGAAATACAGATTGCTTTGCCCAACCATGATCTTTCGGATCGATCTTCCACCAAAGAAACGAAGCAATGATTAAGGCATAATTATCTGAATCAATTTCTTTACTCATTCCATTCCTTTCCGTTCTGATATTTATACACCAACTCTACTTGTTCGGGATAAATCTTATGAAGTAATTCCATATTATCCCTATCTGCTTTTGCGATGAATCTTATCAAGCGAGCGTTGTACCAAGTTCCATGACCCGACATAATTTCGGAGAATATTTCCCTGTCATACTCGTTCATCAGAATAATTCAAGTTGGCGTTTGTCCATCTCCACATATTTAAAATGCAGAATTAGCCTTACGGATTTACCTGTGATTTCACACGGGTATTTCCCGACCTCAAATACCAAACCTTTACCAATAAGTTCGGTGACTCTAGGTCGTACCATATTCATATCAGAATAACCTAATCGATCCTTGAGTTGTCGATCAGAACAGGGGCGAGGGCGACTTTCGAGTTCCGTAAGTATTGAAAGCGCTCGTTTACTTAGGTTTACTTTCTCCGACTCGTAGGCATCGATAGAGTTTGAGTGCATATTGTGTGGTTGTGTCATGTTCTGATATTTTAGAAAGGAACATCTTCGTCATCGGGACTCATTTCATCTGCTTGAGCATCCTCAACACTTTGGGTTGCATCGGTATCATTGTCCCTCGGTACAATATCGGTCGCCTCGGGCGCCTTAATTATAAATTCCTCAAGGGCAGTAATGGTTGCGGCAGTCGCGTACCATTTCTTTTGGTTTTTATCCCAACGAGCACCTTTTTCTTTTGCCTCATCTTTTTTCTTAAATGGAACATCAAGAAAGATTTTATCGGATTCCGCGGGGACACTATATGTCTGTTTGCTTTCAGTAGGAGGATCAAATATATCATCCGCGTCGGGTTTCGTTGTTACGCCCGAGTCATCTTTTGGTATATCCTCGCCATTATACAAAGGTAATCCTAACCCTGTATAGATCGCTATTGCTTTAACTGCACCTCGTTGGCAAGCATCACTAATCTCTCTTGCATCGGGTTCCTCAACTGCACCGAATCGATTATCCATAATAGGAAAGCATATCGACGAAGTGCGTTGTTTTCCGTTTGTGAGAAATGGATGAACGCTTGCAGTACGAGCATCTCCATAATAGTGAGCGACTGACCCGTCGGGTGCCTTTTCAAAGTCGACCATGATTTCGGGCAACTCCTGTTTTAGTATTTTATAAGCATGACCCCAACTTAGGTATGATGCCTTAAAACTTGAACCTCCCGATCCTCTTCGCTCAATATATTTCTTTATATTATAATTATACAGACTATTAAAAGTATCTGCGTTTATTACTAGTGGGTCAAATGCGACTTGACCTAACATTACTTGTTCCATTTTATTCCTTTATTTATTTATTGTTGAAGTCCCGATGCCCGTGGGTAGGTGTCGGGACTTTATTATTTGGTTGAAGATAACATCTAATAACAAGCACCTATGTCTTGTAAAACCTAAAGTGAGAAAATTCCGAGGGTTGGGTAAGCCTTAATTTAAACAAACTTATGGATGGTTTTTATTTCGCTCTATCGTACTAACTATGTACAAGTGAGCGTTCCGTGCTATGTAAGCAAGCTATCTTTTTTAGGTAATATCTCGCAACTTTTTTTTGATCCCGTAAGATTTAAATATGAACTTTTTATTGGATATGGGATCGAATGTCGGGCAAGGCTTAAATAAGCTTAATGAAAAACTTAACGCATTGGGAAATCCCAATTGGGAAGTTTATAGCTTTGAAGCCAACCCGCACATAAACATTTCTTTAAGTTTCGATAACTACACTTTTATCAATAAAGCAATCTATACAAAGGAAACTGAAATTGAGTTTACGATAGCAAGTCGCATTTCCAAACTGACCGCAAAAGGTATTTATTTAGAACAAAATAAAGGTGACCTGTCAGCAGTAGGAAGCTTTTTACACATAGAAGATAACCTAGTTTCTTTCGATGACAGGCAAGTAAAAGTTCAAAAAGTAAAAACAATTAATGCTATTGGGTTTTTACAAGATTTAATTAAGGACGACCCGTGTTGCAGAATCTATATCAAGATGGATATCGAAGGTGCAGAGTTTCTTGTTTGCAGAGAATTAGTTAAGCACACGAAGATCACAAATAACATTGTGGAGATGTGGGTCGAAACTCATGAACGAAACTTTGAAAAAGAAAACCATTCTACCGCAGTTGCGCTTTTGGATAGTTTACGAGCTTGCGGAGTTTTAGTACACGGGGATATACATTTTGCCTAACCCTTTGTGAGCAGTCGGTCGATCTTGTTGTTCATATCCCTTAATGATTCCTTAACATCATCTAATCTTTTAAATAGAGATTGGTTTTCTGCTCCTTGCTTTTGTACCTCAAGTTGAAGTTGTAAGATTTTGGCCTCCTCCTCCTTAAATCTTGCATATAAATCTTTTAGGAAATAGGCAACGCATCCGAAAACTGCTATCCAAGTCCAATGTAGTAAATCACTTAGTTCGCTCATTTTTTTTGTGTAAGTATTTTGTATAAATAATAGGTATTAGTAAATATAAAGCAAAGCCTACCGCAGAAAGCTTTAAAAGTCCGTAAACTTGTTCTAGAACTTCGTCCATCCAACTCTTTTCCGCATTCTTCAATTGATTCATTACTAATGCAGACACATCGCCTTCAGACAGGGCTTTTATAACCTTAATGTTTTGCCCTAAGTCCTGTTCGTTCCCGTCAGCATGCTTTAAACTCTCTCCAACCGAGTAACCTAAGCCCGCACCTACTCCCGCGGTCACAGGGCCCGCTATAGCCCCTCCCGCCCCTCCTGTGATTGCTCCCGCCATCGGGTAGAGTGTCGAAATCTTACAGGATGTAATAAATAATAAAGTAAAAGAAAAAACGAATGGCTTCACATATTCAAGCTTTTCGTCAACATAACTCTTTCTCGTAAAGTAGTTAATGAATCGCAAAGCTCCTTGCAGAACTGCGAAGGTGTAGCGTTTTCGTGTCCCTCAAAGGCATGCCCATGTGTATCAAGGATCGCTTCAAGCGACCATCCCGCAAAATGAACTAAAAAATCACCTTGTTCCCAAGTACCAATAAATTCCTGTGATGCGTTTGCGGAGTAAGAATTAAAGATTCGATGTTTGACAGGGCAGATTTCGTGCTCCCATTCCGAACAAGCAACCCTAAATTGCTGAATGACTCCTTGCTCGTAAAGCCCGTCGGGGCATGATCCCTTAAGTTTTAAAATTGCATTGAATAAAGGTAAAGCGCTTCGATGAACTAAAAGGACACCCGCATTTATAGGATATTTCCAATCTGCTCCTGTGTAAACTTTTCTAAAATCATAATGCCTTAATAGTTGATTCAGATTAAAGTTTAAATTTGTTATAAAAATATCGGCATCAAGAACCATGTGCCAATCTGCATCGCTTTCTTTTATGCTTTTAATAAGAATAGGAATTTTGTCCCATGCGTGAACCATGTTTGGCAACTGCCTTCCCACATGAGCATGAAAGGTATAATTATTATTTTCAGCCCATGCCCGTTGAAGCTTTGCACTCGCAAGCCCGAATGAACCCCATCTTGGATTCTTGTCTCCGTCGTAATAAGTATGTACGCAAACCGATTTAAATTTCATATTTTAGCCAATCTAGGTCGTCCGCAAGTAGTTCATTTGCGATCTGTTTTGTTTTGTTATTATACATTGCTTTCCACTCATCCCGTTTTGCAGACCGATTATCGTTTCTTGGCGCAACTGACTTACCGAAAAAATCACAAATATAGTCCCAACTTGCGTTCATGTTTTCTAACCTAAGAATTTTAATATTTTTAGGTATTTCATTATTTACTAATATGAAAGATTTTTGATCTACGGGAGCATAAACATATGCTTTATAATGTAGCCCGTGCTTGCCTCCAAAGTGAGGAGACCCTGTCCAATGGTGGGGGCACCATTTAAAAACCCATTCTGAAAAGTCGCATTGGTACTCTCGTAGATGTTTAGTAAGCCTGTGATATTTCCACCACGAATATAACCTTGCCCAAGGATTTCTAACGATCACTAGGTATTCAGTTTTTAAAAACTCCTGTTCCCCAATTGTGTCGTATATTTCTTGCAGACAAGCGTGTTTTTCCCAAATGGGCTTATAAGGCTCAAATAAATTACGGATAGTTGTGCCACCATTTTTTGGAATGTGTAAAAGTGACTTATTACTCATATTTAAAAAGTGTGTTTAACTTCTCTCTTCTTTTATTACATCCTCCGCATGGCGTAATCCCTACTGCCTTAGTCGCTTTTGCTATCGTATCTCCAAGACCCCGACTTTTTTTAAGCCCTATTTCAACAACAAAGTTGTTCCAAGATTTATCGTCCACAAAGTAGTGATGCTTTTCTTCTGTCGCGTTTTGCTTCAACCAATCTTCAACTTTCTTTTTCTTTTTTCCGACAACAGGAAGATCAAGGAAAGATTTATTTACCTTCATAATGCGTGTAGGTTTTCCGACAATGTTTTCTTTTCTATTCGATACATGGCGCTATAAGAATCGCCTTCACCACTCAATGCAAAGATATTTTCTTCATAATCAACAACCCCACTTATATAAACAACTCCGTTATGCCTACCGCCAATATGATCGCCTCCTCCTATAATAGGATTGGGTGTCCAAGCTATGGGCTTATGGTTGTCGTTAAAAATGATAGCATGTTGATAGTATGTACGATTCCGACTGCCCTTTCCTTTTGGAGTCAAGAACTGATGGCAAAACATAAACCAAACATTACCCCATTTCGGCAGAGATATTTTTATAGGGTTTGTACTGCAAGCAAGATACCTCCAACCCAATCTAGGGAAACGAGTTTCTGTCTTTTGCATATCGATTGGAAATCCTGTATCATCCGTCTTTAAAACTACCCAAGGCTCAATAGAGTAAATGCAGTGCATTTGATCTTTATTACTAAAGAACGCCCAATTCTTTTCCTCCTGTCGTATTTTTAGTTCTGTTCTTCCGTGCGAAGATTCCCTTAGGAACTGAATCCTATTGTTTAATACTACACCTAATCCAACTCTACATTGTACCTTTTTCTGCGGCCATCCTCGGTTTAAATAAAAGTAGTTAGTAAAGTTAGTAAAAGTTTTTCCCTTGTGCAGAAATAGTCTCCAATCTTCGGGTCGGCACGACAAAGTAGTTCCCGAAAAAATAGGTCTTGGGGCTGATAAAGATAAACCATCTTTTGTTATTTCTCCGACTGAAACTTGTGGCGTTGCTTTGTCCGTAAGCATATATCCCGCCCATGTTGCTTCACTACTCTCACATCTAAATATAACCTCTAGTTTGCTACCTCGTTGTACGCAACTTGGATTAAAGATTCCATGCTTGGTGTTTGGATAGCTACCCGCCTTGAATAACTCCGTTCGTGTTATTTTATTTGTTTGGTCTAGCTTTAGTGAATCGAAGAGTTCGACTCTCTCTATCGTGCTTAGACTGCCGTAAATATCTCGTTGACCCCAACTTGCGACTATATCTTTAGCCTTGCTCACAACTAGGTAATGTCATGCAGTTTTTAATATATCTCGAACCCTTGCTCGAATTTTTGGAATAAATAAAGCGCCCGAATCTTTGTGCCAAATTATTTAGTTTGTCATCGTCTAATTTTTCTCCCGATGGCACCCCCCCACCTTCTGAAGGAGGATTACAAGCACCAAGAGTAAAAGTTAATGTGTTTTCAGTTTGTATATCACAACTCATATAATACTTAAAATAGGTTTTTTAAACTAATGCAATTAGCAATTGCTAGTAGGTTCAGTAAAGTCAACATCTGTGCAGTCATCCGTAATTGTTTCTGTGCAATAATATTCAGTAGTAGGATCACCATCATAGCAGTCATCACACTCGCAGTCGGGTGGGTCATCACAACATTCTCCGCAATCATTTGTTTCAGTGCAACAACCCGATCCCTGTGTGCCCGATCCCTGTGTGCCTGAACCCTGTACCCCCGATCCACAAACGGGTTCCGAACCATCACAACATGCTCCATCGGCGGGGCAGTCGGGTAATTCCTTCTCGCCCGCTTCGTCTCTAGCACAACAAGGCGGGATATTTGTGCAGTCATTTGTTTCCTCGCAACAAGGTACGCAACCCGATCCTTGCGTTCCCGATCCTTGTATTCCCGATCCCGTAATTCCCGACCCTCCACAATCCTCGGGATCGTTACCGCAAATATTTGCATCCGACGGACAACAAGGCTCATCACCTTCTCCTTCTATAGGATATGGTCCCTCGCTACAGGGTTTCTCTAAGTCGGGATCAGAACACAATGGAAGCCCTGTGCCACCCGACTCGTCTTCGTACGCTTCGCAATCAAACTCTATATCCTTATCGCACCCTCCGCATCCTGTGGAATCATAAATGCCAATTTGCATAACACTTCCTTGAGACCCCGAGTTGTTCCAATCTTCAACTGTTAAAACTTTATATACAGGAACTTGTGTTGTTCCGCCCGACGGAAAAAATTCCTCTCCATAGTATGTACCTAGACCTTTATTTGTGCACTCTTCGTCTTCAATTGCATAGGAACCTAACTGCCATTCTTTTAATTCGGGAACATAAGTAGGCCCTTTAGAATCGTACCCGCACAAATTATCTAGTGGATAAAAATACTCTACTAATACGCAAACCGCGTATGCCATTTGACAATCAGATTGCCCCGCATCGCTCGTGACTTTTTTAACTTCGTAAGTTACTTTTACAAATTGATCGTCTGCTACTTTACATTCGCAACACTTTTCACAAGGCGAGTCTCTATCACAAGGAGGATCGCAACACTCCCCATCAATTGCGCTCGGGATAAAAGCCATCTAGCGTCATGTTTTAATTACAAACTGATATGAAGAAGTCTCACCACCTTCACAGAGATCAACATCCTTTAGCTCGTAAGCAGAGTCCTGTTCTTCAATCGTTGTTATGACTCCATCCTCGACCACAAATTTCCATTGCTTGGTAACATCATTTCCATCAAGCAGTGTAAACTCCCCACTTATATCAAGGCCCGCCTTCTTATAATAAATATAAACTCCGTTATCTGAATACTCTACCCGATCACTTGTATCGGGAAATATCTCGATATTAGCTAAAACATTAAGTGCATTTATAACCTCGTTGCCCTTGCTTGTTGTAAGCAAAGTAGGGGACTTCCCCTTAACGAGTTGGCTGATGTGATTTCCGCTCATTTAGCAATCACTTCAATATTGAGCATTTGCCAAATGTTGCCCATCCAAGGATCGACCTTTGTTTCGGCTGATCGAATATAAGTGCTTGCTGATATATATCCTTGATAAGTTGCTAGTGTGGGAAATGAATCCGTCGCAACAAAACTCACAACATTCCCACTTGCATCCAAGGGCTCAAATTTGGGTGAGATAACTAACTCCGTAGCGGGTGAATTTGTTCTTATGTATGAGTAAGAATTTCTAGCTACTACATTTTGATTGAAGCTTTTTCTTATGGGATTAGCCGTGTCGGCAGATAAATTCTTAAATGCGGGAAAAGTAAAACCTGTCGTTCCCCACTCAATTCTTCCTTCGGGCAAGCTTGCATAGTTTCTGTTAAACTCCATCAACCCATTCTCCATGTATGAAAAGCCATCTTCAGAGGTTAAGTAACACTCTGATCTAAATGCGTTCATACCACTTGCGCTTATGCCATCGTAAAGTTCTTCAAGCGTCAACTCAGTGTCACTTTCTATCGACTGAATCACTTTACTTTGCTCGTTTACCCATATTATATCGCCAACCAAAAAGTCGCTACTAAAGGTCGTACTCAATCCCACGACTTCATCGGAATCCTTTTCTACTTCAATAGTTCCAACTATTTGTTTTTTTAAGTATGGGTGACAAGAACCTACTGCTAAAGGCTGAAATGAGTCATATTGCTGAACCCATTGATCCGTAAAAGTGCGTGCAGTTTGATCTCGCTCAAAGGGAAAAGTAATAGTTGGTCTTACAGAAATCCGAACGGCAGTATGAAACCCATCATTGTTAGGATCATCGTGCAAATTTTGTTCAACCTGATACATATTACTGATTTATAAAATAACCCTTAACTGTTTTATCTATCGACCGCAAAGATTTTGTTTGTGCTTTTGCCTGTCCTAAAAGTTTTGTAGTTCCATCACTTAAAGCATTAAGCGCTTTCGTATCTAATTTAAGGTCTTCGACTTTAACAGGGATTGGGGAATCTGTACTAACTTTAATCGTTCCCGCATTTGCTAATTTCACCAATTCATTTTCTTTAGATTTAGCATTAAAGTCATCCAACCCTTTATTGGCTTCCTTGATACTTTCGGGCAGTTTTTCTGCGTCGCTCATATCGATCTTCATGTCATCAACTCCAAACTTCATCGATTCCATTTCTTGCCCAACCTGTCTAAGCCCCTCTTCGATTGCTGATGCCTCGCCACCCATTGCCTTGAACCCCGCGACTGAATCATTTGTTTTTGCAGTCAAGTTCGCTTGCTCGTTTTTGCACTTCGCTATCTCTTTATTGAGTTGTTGTGCATTCATCTTAACTTTACCAACTGCAACCTCTGCGGGTGGAACTGCTTTATTAAAAGCTTGTTGGTGTTCCGTTGCCTTCTTTAATCGATTATTAGTACCCGCGATTCCTTTATCTATCTGTTGTAAAACTTTACTTCTTTTGGCCTCTGCTTCCGCTTGCTCGCGAGTAAGATTCTTAACTTCCATCAAACGAGTGATTTCAGTTTCCTTGATAAGTAGTAGGGCATCTCGATGAGCCTTTAATTTCTTTATGCCCTCTTCAGTTGCATCATTTGCAAGTTGCTCCTTTTCGGCAATCCTTGCTCGCAAGTCTGCAATCGCCCGAATGTCTCGTTTTCTTAAATTTGTTTTAGCCGCAAGTTTATCTAAAATACCTAAGGCCGCGGAATGATTTGTTGCTTGCTCCTTTATCATCCCCGCAATCTCCTTCTGTCGTTCTGCTTCCGCTTTTGCGAGTTCGACTTTTTTGCCTTGGAGATTCTTTATTTCAGCAGATAGACCCTTCATTTTTTCCATGTTCGCCTTTATTTCTTCCTCCGCTTTTTTCATTTCCTTAACTTTCGCAATGCGTTCTTTTAGTAACTTCGCTTGTTCCTCTGCTAACTTTTTTTGCTTTTCAATCTCAGTTGCGGTCTTGATTGATTCAGCTCCAAGCTTAATAGCTTCTTCTTTCGCAGCTTCTAGTTCTTTCTTGAGCATTAATTCCTCATTTAAAAATTCCCAACTGCCTGTCTCGTTCCAAACATCTCCAATTTCCTTAGTGTTTTTAATTATATCTTTTGAGAATCCGTCCCATGCTTTTGCCATGTTATCAGTCTCTTCTGTCATTACTTTTTCTACATTGGTCCCCCAATTCTCAAACGAATCTTGAACTGCATCGAGTTCGTTTCCTACCGTATCTTTAAACTTCATCCACGCGTCGGGACTAAATCCCGCGGCGACTGCTTTAGCAAACTCTGCCATTATCGTACCCGCAGCTTCGACGATAGTTAGTACAGGCTGAAAAACTGCTTTAATTATTGCACCTACCGATGATATTGCATCAGCCCAAAGCATAAAGACTGCAATAACTGACTTGATTACATTGATCTGTGTTGCCGCAACCTTAATCATAAACTTCATTACTGTCCCGAGTGCATCGAAAGCTTTTGATAGCATATTTCCTTCTTGTGTTGCGTCCTCTAAATAACCTACAAGATTCTCAACATACCCCATAAGCATATCAACAATGCCTCCCGATCCCCCACCGAGTTTCATTAAAACCTCACCAACTCTACGAAAGACATCTTTTACTTTTTCACCCGCTACTGCGAGTTTTTCTGCAAATGACTGCTTCATTTCATCAGCCGCAACTTTGGTTGAGTTCATTCTTGTTTCTTGAGCCTCAAGTGCTTTCGTCAATCCTTCAGCCCCGTTCTTTGTGAGATTCAAGGCCGCTTTACCCGCCTCTAGTGAACCGAACATATCGATCATACTTTGATCGTTTTCTGCGGCTGAATCTGACATTGCAAGCAAGGCATCTTTTACACTTCCCCCATTCTTTACAAAGTCGGGAAATGTTGTACCCGTTAAGTCTTCGAATGCTTTGTTAGCTTTTGATCCCGACTTTGCTAATTCTGAAAGCATTGCTGAAATCTGTGTGCCCGCAACTCCCGTCTTACCCTCACCTAACTTCGCAGTTAAGTCAGCAAATAGCGCCCCAACTTCAGAAAACTTTATACCTAAAGCAGATGCAATCGGTGTTACTTTACCTACCTCGGCACCTAACTCTGAGAAGTTTGTATAACCTCCTTTAACTGTTGTAAATAATACATCAGAAACATCTCGGGCCTTACTTGCCTCCATCCCGTATCCGTTCAAGACCGTCGTAATAGCCGCGACCGCATCTGATAGCGAAGCAACGCCCCCTTTAGCCGCATCGCCCGCAACCTTTAAGAAGTCGACTACATTTTCTTTCGGTATCCCCGCGGATAAAGCGTTGTACATACCTTGTAACACATCTGTAATTGGGGCACCAAACTCTTTTGATATTTCTCTTGCTCCGTCTACCAATTGCTTTCTCATTTTATTAGAAGCATCGGGTATCATTGTAAATACCTCTCGGGTCTTTTTTTCCATGTCGATAAAGTCCTTAATTCCTTTACCTACAAACGCGACAATAGCCGCCCCCGCGGCAACAAACCCACCAATAAAAGCGCCCTTTAAAAAGCTCGAAAACTTCGTCCCTCCTTTCTTGGCTTTATCTGTTCCCTCAAGGAACTTCTTTGCATCAAGTCCGAGGGTTGCTAATATTGAAAACTTTGACATCAATTCCCCATGTTGGCTTGTTTAAGAAATTCGGCTTTAAGTTTATCAACTGCGGGATTAAACTCGATAGGAGTCCCACCATTAGTAACTGTTAAGCGTTGTGTAATACTACTCAACAACTGAAACATTTGACTTAAAGGAAGGTCGAGTATTTGCTCACTTGTCCATCCGTACTCACTTGCCATGAGGTCAATTACAGAACTTGCAAAGTGAGCATTGCTTGGACTACTTTCACCACCTTGGTTAATGTGGCTAAGATTGTCCTTTAAGTAATCGGTAATTTCTTGCTCTAGGCTTTCGGGAAATTTCCCCATGCCTTGCCTAAATGCTTTAGCCGCAGCTTCGTTTGGAGTAAACTGATCGGAACAAACCCATATAAAAGTAACTACATCTTCGTGCGTAGCATCCTTGCCACTTAGTAAGGGACTTTCGACTTGTTCAAGAAAGATTAACTTTCTTAATGTCATAGGAGACAAGAGTGTCCCCGCTATCTGATGTGGTAGTTGAACCCAAGCTTCGGCGCGAGATTTGAAGTCTTCGTTCTTCGCATCCGCAATTCTTTTTCGGTACTCCTCCCACAATGTTTGTGGGTTTCTTTGCACACCGATTTATACGTTTATTTTCTTATAAAAGTTCACAGAGACTTTTGTGTAATCTCCCTGTGATTGAGCCTCACTCACATCTTGTATAACATAAACTCCATCATTGTCTCCACTTGCGAGCGTAAACTCATCTCCGCGAGCGGGGGCAGTATCTGTTCCTTGAAGTTGCAATGTTGTTGATCCTTCTATACGACCTGGGACAATTGTTGAGCCTACGGGTTCTCCGTTTGAGTCATCAATGTCTACACGACTTGCAGTTGAGTTAAAACTCATTGATTCAGCGATGTATGTCTTTGCGTCTATAGTAATCGGACTGTACTCGATTCCGAATTTATGCGTTCCGTCTTTTGTAATAGCCATAGGTTTTGTTTTTTGAGTTATTTGAAATGAAGAAATTTCGTGTGAGTCGACCACTCGTATAGTTATTTGTGTCGGTAAAAGCGTACTAGTGGTAAAAGTAAAGCCCGTTCTTTGTCCTTGGAAAAACTTTTGAGTTACATTATCGCTATCTCTTTCAACCGCCTCATCTATGAAATCAATTCGGTAATTTGTTGAGGTGCTTGCGATTGTGTATTTCTCGTCTTCTAGCAATGTAATATCTTGCGAAGCGATCAGAGCAACGGATGAACTTGCGTCCCCTTTGAATTTGCCATTTGCAAGTTCTGTCTGACTTAGTACACCTTGTGTTATAGTCCAATCATCAAGTGTGGCCACAAGACCCCAAGATGAATCACCCAACACTCGCCAATAAAAACCGCCACTTCCATCCTTTTTTGTCAACTGATAACTGCTGTTGCTATCGTTGTAATCTGTAATATCAAGAATTTCGTCGACGGCAAAGCTTGCCCCGTTGTAATTCCCCGCTATTTTAACAAATGCTTTTGCGGTACCAACTGCAACAAGCGCATCGCCTGTCGCGGTAGTAGTCGTAGATGTAAAGTTAGGGTTTAGGATTAAGCTCATATTTATATGTGTTTCTAATATTGTATGTTGTGTCAACCTTTGCAGACAACCAAAAGGCCTCTGTGGCATCTTTCATCTTTCCTTGTACTTTTATTTACAACAAAAGAATTATACTTTCGGGCATCTGCTTCTAGTTTATATTTCTGCAAATTAGGAAAGTCTTTATTTGTTACATCATGTGCAATTAAAACCCCATTCGGGTTTAGCATATCGTATAGTTTCCCGCACCATTGGTCGCTTGCTCCATGTGCTCCATCTGAAATTATAAAGTCAAATCGCTCGCTTTCGCTTTGGCTTACATATTCTTTTTCGGACTGAGTTATAATATTTGCACCAAGCTTTTTTAATTCAATCGCAATCCTAGGAAGCTCGCCTTTCCAATCTTGCCAATTATCAACACACACAAGCTCAGAATTATTTTCATTAAATGTATTGGTCTGTAAAACAACCTGTGAAACATTGCCTGTACCCACTCCGAGTTCAAGAATCCGTTTGGGCTTATACGATGCAAGCAATCCCTGTATTAGGTACAAGTGGCACTTATCAATAGCTTGATACCCGTATGTAAATTGGTCTAAGTTTATCATGAGCAAGCCGCCCTTATCATGTAATCGGATTGAGTTACTCTAGCTGAACCCGATATCATTTGTGTTGATGACTCCATTCTTATGTAACTTACATGGTGGTCGGGCAAGTTACTTGTGTCAAAGTTATCTGACGATCGCAGAAAGATTTGTCGTACAGAAGAAACTCCACTATTGTGCTCCGATCTACTCGTTCCGTCGTCTGCATTTGTGATCACTCGTACAGACAATGTCAGATCAAACTTAGCATACTCGGGTAAAGTCGAGCCAACTCCATCTAAAGTCTCAAGAAAGTTGAGGCTTGAAACTTCTATCTCTATTCTTGGTGTTATGAATTGATTGTCATCAAAACCCTTAAATATCGTATAACCACTAATTCCATCCAAGAAACTTGCGACCGCATCCTCTATTGACTCCTCGATCTTTAGGTTCATTGGTTTGAGAATCTCCTATTACAAGTAAGGGTTAGTTGTACAGGGTCATTCTCATCATCATACTGCAACGCAAGCACTTTGACTTGCCGACCCGATGCATCTTCAAGTATTGAGCCTATTGATGGAAGTGTCGCATACTTAGTCGCATTCAGCGAATACTCAGTATTGGCGTTTATATAAATACCATTAACTTCTATCTCGCGATCCTCGTCCGTCTCTGAACAAGTAGCGATAAACTCTAAACTAGCTATCGATGCAGGAAGAACGCCCGTTAAGGGCGAACTTCTCTGATCGATAATGTGATCTAAATCACTACTCAGAAGGTCTTGCTTTAATTGGCTCACTTTTTATTACCTTGCGTAAGCGATTACCTCCACGCTCGGTAAAGTATCCAATCTTGTCGAACTGAATTGGGTCTTTTGTCTTCCATATCTCTAGAACTTCCCTAGCAGAACCTGTCTTGATATTACGGATAGTTCCGTCCTCAAGCATTCCGTATGCAGTACCTAACATCGTATTAAGCGTGTACGAGTCTAACGATTGCGTCGGGATTTACAGTTGTGTATCCGTACAAAGCTTCAATGGCCGCAACGGATTCGCCTGTATCTGCCTTATAAAACTGCCTGTAACCCATAGTCATTCCATCATCATTGGAAAGCTTGTCCGTGCGAGTGTAAGCGGCCTCGCCACCCGAGTTAGGTTGAAGGTATCTAAATGCAACTGCAAGAGCGGCGGGATGCACCAAGAACCCTACAAGGTTTTCACCATTCTCAGGAAGGGTCGGGCATTCATATACGGAAGGGATACCAACGATAGATGGTACATTTCCTTGTCGTATTGCATCAGAGGACCCATAGGCATCAGCAGTCAGTTCTGCAAATGAAAGCATTCCCGCATAGTAGTCAGAGTGAAGTATTAATGCACATTGAGCGGGGTCACCTCCGTTTCCAACCATGACTTTTCGAGCATTAATAATGTCGTCCAAAGACAAACTCGTAGCAGTTGCTGAAACCGTTTCGGATGATGAAAAGTTACTAGCGACAACTGTTGAACAAATACTAACAAAGATTTCGTTTGCAAGATCAGCACCTTTTTGTGCGCCAAAACGCTCAAGTGATGCCACCGCGTTTTCACTTACCTGTGTATCGTTCAGCGTCCAATTAGTAAAAAGATGTGAATCTAGTTGTACCGTTGCTTCATCAATCTTTGAACTTTTATCCGCATCATACTTTGTTGTACCCGCGGTAAAAGCAGAAACAGTAGAAGTACCATCATTAGCAAACTGAGGAACATAAGGAATTACGATCTTTTCTCCTGTTTGCCCCGCATCAGTATCATAGCTAGTCGTGAATGCTTGCAATGGAGCAAGTTTCTTGGTGAACGCCTCAAGTGCGTTTGCAGAAATGATCTTTCCTGCTAAATCTGCGTCAATAGTAGTTGTCATAATTTTTGTGTTTTAGAGTTATCTTTTAAGTAATGCTTTCTTCAAGTCGCCCGAATTGTTTTTAGTGAAGTTTATTAGCTCTGATCCATTCATTTTCATGTATCGATCTTTTACTGACATTACTTTCTCTGCCACATCTTCGTTGTTTGCCTTCGGTGTTATCCGTTTAGCAAGACCGAGTTTATTTAAAGTTGTAAGTCGACCTAAAGCGTCCCCGTGACTTGCTTGCGTTGCTACAAGTGCATCTACTTTTAATGATAGTTCCTGTAAACCTTCAGCTAATTCTGCCATTAAGTCCAATGATGCTTCTTCGGGGCTACCTTCAGCTTCTGCTTCAGTTTCTTCTTCGGAAGATTCATCTGACTCTGTGTCCTCAATGGTATCTTCTGCTGCTAATGCAATATTTTCTGCCTCTAGTTCTGCGTCAGTAGTCGCATCCGTGTCGGTATTTTTTTCGTCTTCAGTCATAATGTGTGAGTTATATTTTGTTAGTGCTTTAAAAAGTCCCTTCTCATTACAGGCAGGTTCGTCAACAAAATCTGCAGAATAAATCTCAACAAATCGAACGACGGGCATGTCATACTTTGAGTCTTTAGGCTTTTCGTCCTCGGCAAACTTTTTAAAAGTTCCGTCTTTCAATGCCCAAAATAGTTCGTTTTCAAATACCAAGCTAATGCCAAAAGTCTCGGGAATCTCTGTAGCAATATCAAATAGTCTATTATACTTTTCGGGCTCATCTTTTTTGAATGACTCTAGTGCAACAAACTGCTTTGCCATTAGCCTATCTTCATCAATATAAAAGTCCTTAAAGAAACCTACTTGTTGGAGAATCCTATCTGATTCCAATGCCCCGTTATGAGTTAAAAAAGCGGGTATTTTATTAGGTGCAATCTCTAGTGCGCTTTGTAATGAGTCCCTGTCTACATACACCCCATGGCCTTTTGCTTCGCCCGCTTGAATCAAGCTTACTTCGCTCATTACTCCAACTGCCTCTGTTGCTCTTGCCTGTCTAAAAGCATTTTTATGACTAATTCTGTCTGCACTCATTTTTAATTTTTTAAGTTTGGCAATCGCCCATTCGACTCCGCTTGTTCCTCCCCATGCGTCCCACATAATTCCCCCGCATCCTTCGGAGTACGGAACATCTTTATGCTGTTGATGTCGCTTAAAGCTCGCCATCCTAGATATGGTTTCTCTTGAAATGTTTTTTCTGTCCGCAAGTTGCCTTGCACGAGTCCATCCAACTGCAGTCCCGCAACTCGACCCATTCTTTTCTTTCCACGCAATCGCTTTCTTCGCATTGTTGGAGGCTGATTTCGGATAGTCATTATAGGTCGGCATCGGGTTGTTCTTCAACTATAGGTTTCTTGTCAACCATTTCGGGTTCTTCGAGAGGTGCGTAAGAAAAACTACCAAAGGTTGTAATTGGATTCATTAAGTCTCTCCATGAGTCAAGGTCATATTGTATTGCCAATTCTTTTGCCTTGGAAATATCTTTTGCTTTTTGTGTAAAGATTTCCTCGGGTGTACTTCCGAACTGACCGCAGATAGTATCGATACTTACTGCACCCATTTGTAGGTATTGTGCATCGGCCGCAACTTGACTCGATCTGTTTATCCATCTAAATGCGGGCGATTGCCAAGGTACCTTATTTAGTTTTAGGTTAACTTCTGTATTGATCGTTAGCTCCTTCGATTCTAACGCATACTTGAGTCTCCAACCCCACCACTTATTTAAAGTTTGTTGCATGAATCTTTGTTCAGCCTCTATCGTGTTTTGATAAAGTAAAACCATGCCTTGCGATGCCGAAAAGCTTGTTTCTCCTATGGTCATTAAAAGGTACTCAGTAGGGATGCCTATTGTACTTCCGACTTTTCTTAATTTATAAACCAACCACTCGATTGCATTTACATTTGGTCGACCACTTGGTGAAATCACACTAACATCTTCTCCAGGCTCCAAGTAATGGAATCGCCCCGGCTCGAAATACTCCAATCGATCATCAGCCTCGGCGCGAGCCCCCAACTCGAAATCCAAAGCAGATTCTTTTTTCACCGCGGCTGATAAAGATGCGGAGGCTTTTGCCGAAATCATTTCAATGTTTTCGTACTCCTGTATATCCATTAAAACATCTACTGCGGTGGCAAGTTCGGGAACTCCTCGCAGTTGCCCTATGCGCATTCGCTTTGTGTGATGTATAAATCTGTCCGCGGGAATTAATTCGCTTTTAGCACGACCATTATCCCTAAGTTGTCCAATGTGGTATCCTGTAACGGCACCTACATCGTTTAGTTCTAGACCTTCTATGATACCCTTCTTTTCGCTTTGCTCCGATTCCTTGGGCATAAAGACGCTTGGAGTATCAACGCCAATTTGTTCGCCCGCAATAAGCTGAACCCGTCCATCATCGAGTAAAAGTAAACCGCCATCGCCATGAATTAATGGTAGTGATGAAAGTAACTTTTGAGACTCCATCATTGAAAGTCCCGAAACTTCGCAGTCGCTTGAGTAATCATCCCACCAACTTTCTAATTCTTTATCTAAAACAGGATCGCCTGTATCGGGTCTAGGTTTTAAGCCACGCCCAATTACATCCTCTTCACGCAGTCGGCAGATCGCTTTGACGCATGGGTTATTTCTTCTTTGATCGAGTAGGATACTAATCATCGACAACCTATCGCCCAATGGAAGTTCTTTATCCTCTGTAAAGATTCCTCCGTAAATTCTTTTTTGCTCCCTATATCGAGTATTTTTAGTAGCGTCATAACCAACGCCAATGCCAAAAGCATATCGGGTCGCTTTCTTTAACCTTTGGAAAAAATTAGCCTTCATCTTCGTCTGACCCTATCACCTCAGTCTTTTTGCTAAAATCGACAAGATTAAATCCTGTAGCCCTTGTACCCGAATCAGTTCGTGCCGCGATTCTTCGATTGTAGGTATTTATTAGTTTTTGTAAGTCGTTGCGCATTTCGTAAGTAACTGATCTTCCTCCAAGAGTATAACCCGAAAGTCCCGTGGTCATTAATTCATCAAGTGCGGTTTGCATTGCATCCCGAGAAGTGACTAAGTCTGCGACTGATTGTATGTCTGCCATTATCTATAATACATCTTACTATTATTGCTTATCGTCAACCTTCGAAGATAAACCCGTACGCTTTTGCCATCTTTTCGGGGTCATCAAATACACCCAATCGTAGGTTTTTCTTAAAAAACTTTTCCCGTCCATCAATTGCTCTTTGTACTACTCTCTTGCCTCCTGTGCCATAGTAGACTGTCTCTGAAGTAGATTCAAAAGTTAGCGTGTATTTACTTCCCGATCCTTTTTCCTCAACGCGAGTAACCTTTGCTCCGTAGTCGGGGTTTGTTTTGAATGCAGACTCTGCTTTTTTGTCGCCCTTCACTTTTATTCCCGCTTTTTTCGCAATAAATAAAAAAGTAGACTTTGCTAAACCTATTCTGCCTATCCTTCTTTCCTTCATTCCTTTGAGCCGTTTTTTAACTCTAGCAAAGTTTTCGGAAGTTAAATCGGTCGGGAGTTTAAACTTTCGATTGCCCTCGAATGTAATCTGTGAGACTAAGTCGGGCGATTGCTTTGGGTATGTAATTCCGTTATGTGGTTTTTCGGCATCCTTCATCTTTTGGACGCTCCCTTTTAATACAAATCTTTTTCCTATTTTGGATTTATTTGATGACTTGGTGTTGGCAATACATTGCTCTAGTACGCCCTTCAGTTCACCCTTTACCATTTTCTCAATATTTTCTTTGCCTACTTGCTTTGATAAAAGCACAAGCATGTGGTTGAAATTTGTGAAATCTAAATCGTATTCTTTTTTGTTTCGTTTTGCCATGAACCAACAATGAGTCTCATAATATAGATAATTGTCAACATAGGCAAAGCTATGATGCACATAGGTATTGCTAATATAAATATTCCGACAAACGATGCAGATGCAATTGCCCAATAGCAAGCGTCTCTCATTTGCCTACCAAATGCTTTTCCTTTTTTCTGATCTACCTCTATTTGACTCCTCATTGTTACTACTTCCTCCGTTTGCTCTGCTATCACTTGGGCTAAGTCCGCTCGTATCTTGTACCCTACCAAATCCAACCAATTTACTAAACGCGAGACAATACGTTTCGCAGTCCCAATAATGATCCCCCGCCCCACTTTTTGTTCTCCACTCAACTGATACTTCTCCTTTTTTGTTTACGCTTTCGTGCTGCCATTTTGAACTTAGTTGCTTAAGGTACATAATGTCGGGGTCTTTGTAAAGCCGCCAACCTTTTGTTTTTCCCGCTCGCCTTGCTCCTAATTCTCCTTGCCAAACCGTAACATCCAAATGAATTAGTTTTATTTTATGCTTTCCTTGTTTGCCCGATCCCGAAAACGGATCGATTTGATTAACCTTAAATGGGGTCGCCATCGACTTCCATCCTTTTATCCCTGTCCAACTTCTGCGTCGCAAGAATAATTGCTCGTAACATTCCTGTGCCCGATCCCCATACCCTGTATCCATCACCCCGTAGTGACACTCATAGGTCGCAAAAGCGTCATCAAGATCAGCAAATGTAGGAACCATCGAATGATCGATGAGATAGCTTGACCCGTCTTTATCAAAGCCTCTAACGATATAATAAAAATGTGATCTCTGAACATCAACCGACATAATTCTAAGCTCGCCTTTGATCGTACCTCTTTCGTACTCGCCCTCTAGTTCTTGTATCTTCTCGACACTAACATTTAATATTTCATCCTTCCAAGGTTCAGCAAGCCAACCCTGTACAAAGTTTCTAATCCCGTCCACATTGTCGTGTGCTTGAATCCACTTAACCATGATGTCGCTGAAAGTTAAGGTCGGAGAATACAGGCTATTTAAGTGATAACTTCGATGTTTATTAGAGCTAGATTGAGCCCGCCATTTACCTTGGCCCAACATTACTTGCTTTTGCTTATCATCGATAGGCTTATTACAAACTTGGCAGTAGTAGTAAGTTGTTTTGATAACCTCGTTTAGATTGTACCCATCGGGCGTTCGGGATTTCTCCCGATCATACCTAATCATAAAATCATCCCCGATCTTCCACTCAAAGCTTATCTCGTTCAAGCAATGCGGACAAGGCATCATGTATTTTCTTCTGTCTCCGTTTTGATACTCTCCCCATATCCCTGTTGTCTCTTCGAGTGGAGTTGACGCTTGGATTACCTTGTAATTTCTTCGGCCTTTTACTCGATCCATTGCTTCCCGTCGACTGCTTTCGGAAATAATATCTATCTCATCGAGGACAAGTATACTTACAGGATAATTTCTAACATTTGCCCTACTGCCACCACCGACAAGATTTATTGAGCATCGATCAAACTCCAATCGATTAGTTGTGATGCGATCTTTGTCTATATTCCCGTTAGCGCTTTTCGGCATCCTATCGTACAAGCATTTTGTATCTGTGAAAAAAGGTATGAGTCTATCTTGGCTAAATGTTCTAACGACCGCGTCTGTAGGGTACACCATTAGTACAGGAGATGGCTTTTGGTCTACGCTATAACCCACGCCTATGTAAATTGTAGTTGTTTTACTTGTTTGGCTTCCCCAACAAAGACTAATCTGCTTTACCTGTGGGTCAGCAAAGTTCTCAAGCACCTCTCTTACATACGGATAGCTTTTTGTAGAATAAAGCCCCGCCTGTTCTGTAATACGCTCACTAAGAACAACATTATCTTCTGCCCACTCGACTACACTTTTATTCTCAAATGGTTTGAGTGCGTTTAAAGCGTACTCAGTAAGGTCGATCGGTTTTTTCATTTATTTGTCCATAGGCTTTTCTTGAGAATCTTTGCAACTTTTGGGAATTGAGCCTCAAGTTTTTTTAATTCCGTTTGTCTTTTTTTGTGTTGGTATTGTCGACTTGTTCCTTTTTCTTCTGCCAACTTTGAATAAGATTTCTTTTCCTCTCCCGATCCCGAAAGAACTTGCATCGTTAGCTGAAACGATTCGGGTGATGTATGAAATACATGTACTATTTGCTGAAGAAATAATATACATTTTTTGGGATTATGCTCATAAAACTCCATGATTCTTACTGCTACCTCTCCCGCTAGTATTGTGATTGTGTTTTTCGTGTCGGGTTCTTTTACCTCGTGTAAAAGTTTATCATCATACGGAACGAGTTTCATGTCGGCTCGATCTTCATTGATGTTAGTATTTTTTCCTTAATGAGAGGATTGCTTGAAGTTACCAATGCAAGGTTTAGTAATTCTTCTTTATTCCATCTTGAAGATAATTTTGTTTCTACATTCCAATATTGCCTAACCAATACTCGCAAATCCAAAAGTTCATCTTGATCGAAGTCGTCTACTTCTAACGCGAGGTTTACGAGGTCTCTAGCAATCGTGGAATCATATACCTCGGGAGTAGAACACAAATCCACTGCGAGGCTTATCACTTCTTTTATATCATCTATCATTTTCTCACCTCGACTTGAAGTTGGCTTAATGTCTCATTTACACATTCTCTGAGATCGGACTCAACTGCTTCAGCATTTTTTGGATCGAGCTTTGAAGCATATCTTTTTGGGAAGTTTTCTAATAGTCTGTGCATTGTTCCTGTAACAAGTGAGATCACTCTGTGAGCTTCAGATATAGGGACCCAATTCTCCTCTATTTTCTTAAGCTCTATCTCTCTCAGTTTACGCTCTGCTATTTGTCGCTTATGCTTTTCCTGTGTCTCCATTGCTTTCAAATCTATAATCTCCTGTGCAGTCCAATGGCGACCCCCGACTGCTACACGACCCGACCCTTTATCAGTAGTCGATTCCTTCTGTTCAATAAATGCGTGCCACTCTGCGATGTTTAGTGACTTGGGTGCGTCTGTAGCCTTTTGCCAATTGTATATTGATTGTCTACTTACTCCCAATGTGTTTGACAGTTCGACAATTGACTTTGCTTGCTGATGCTCGCCCGCGTAAGTCCCGATGTGCTTGAGTTCGCTAGGCGTAAGTGGTTTACCCTCAGTGACTTTGCGGACAATGTTCTTGATGTTCCCCTCAAGGATTTTTTGAGCCTGTTCTTTTTTTAGCATAGGCGGTTGAGTGTACACAGGAACTTCAGCCCAAAGAATCTATAAAAACAACGGGGTCGGGAGGGGTCTGCGTCGCTGTCAGATCGAAGGAATTTATGGGTGGGGGGGGTTAGAACTGCGAGCCCGAGAAGCTTTTTGAGTTGGATTGCACGATGCTCAAATTTCTTTAAGCCTGTTTTGTTCTGTCTGTATGTGATTGTGATACAACGATATTTACTTCCTACTGAGGTCAGAGTCAAAAACTATAATCAAATCTGCGTTGATCTGTTTTATTCTGCGTTGATCTGCGTTGATCTGCGTTGATCTGTTAGCATCTGTTAGCATCTGCGTTGATCTACTTGCATCTGCGTTGATCCGTTAGCATCTATTCGTATCTATTCGTATCTATTCGTATCTGTACGAGTAACCTATCGAAACCTATCAGTTATTTCTTCGATTGTTGGCAAGGAACTTATTATTTCTTTCCTTCTCACTCGCCTTTGGTTTATGTAAGCAAACTGCCTAAAGTATTTTAGTAACTTCCTGTTGTCGGAAAAGTCCACCCATGTTGTTTTGGGTAATGCAAAAGGATAAAAAGTGAGTAAGGAATTTGTTTGGGATAAAATCTTTCGTGCGGAAGAAACCTTTTCACATAATTCAGTTATCAAATAATTCTTTGTCCTTATATGCTCAACCTCTTCCGATTTTCTTAATTCCTCTGAAAGATCAAACAGGCTTTTATTTGCTTCATGCTCATGTGGGAATGGAGATTTGAATCGGGAATCCTCATGGGAATCGAGTACGAGTAATCCTGTTTGGGTTTTCTTTGGAGTATATAATTGATGTTGTATTCTGAAACGATCCGCGAACCTATCGATCTCAGATTCTTTCGCCCCCGAACAATTCGGGAAATCATGTCTTTGAAGCGTGAAATTGTAATTATACTTGATACTTTGATCAGAAATGACCCGATACACGCCCTTATGCGTATTCAGAAGTTCATTTTGCCCGAAATCCGATATAATATATACACCTAGGGGTTTCATACGCATGAGCGACGGGAAATAGACACCCATAATATAGTGCCAAAAATTGCTCAGTAAATATTTCGGAACATTATTTTTTAATCGAGTGACTTCAGTTTCTTTTTTCATTTCTTAAAAATAAAGAAGGGAGCAGGGACAACCACGACCCTACCCCCTTCAGTTTTTTTTCCTTCGATCGAGAAATTAAGAATTTATTATTCCGTTCGCGATGATTGCGAGGTCGGCATACCCATCCATCTCTGTGCATTCGGGAAACCTTTTTTCGATTTCCGTAATGTACTTTGCTTGATACTCCGAACTCATATTGCGTTGAACCCATTTGGCAATGTTCACAAAACTCGTTTTGCTCATCCCTGTCAAACATTGAGTCAAAGCATACATAATACTTGGGCTAGTATTGTTTAATTCTGACATGGATGGGTTTTTTCCTTGGGCTATGCGTCTCGGAAAGTCTCCAAGTTGCTCAATCATTTGAATAAAGCTTAAAAACTCTGTTGCAAATGCCTCCCCGATTGCACCTTCCATAATTTCGTGCGACCTTAAACCGACCTTAAATAAATCGGAAACTGCCTCGATAGTTCTCGGGCAAGGTTGGTTGGACATTGTTTCCCCATCTGAATCCATGTAATCGGGATCAAACGAGTGGAGCATATCGGGTTTCCATTTCACAAAGGCAATAACCTCGGGAGCAATCTCATTTTCATAAGCCCAATCGAGCCAAGAATCCAAGTCGGGCGAAAGTTTTAATCGAGTTTTAAATCGAGAAATTAGTGGGGTAAGCATTCCTTGTACCCCCGCCCGATCTTGTTTTCGATTTGATGCCGCAGTAAATACCACATGATCGGATATTTTGTGCCCATTTACTTCCCTCGCCATAATCAATTGCATCAAAGCCGCCTGTACACCTTTTGAGCATTGCCCTATATCATCAAGGAAACAAATCGTTGGGCGATCAGCCTCAAGTAACTTTCTGAGTTGGGCGGTCGGTAGAAACTCTGCCCGTGTTTGTTTATCGGTTACCACGACCGCGGGAACGCCCTTTAGGTCAGTCGGATCGAATACAACAGGATGCATAATTACGAGATCGTAGTCGAGGTCGCGAGCAAGTTGCTTTATTATTTCTGTTTTGCCTAATCCTGGAGCACCAAGCGTAAGGAATTGGAATTTATTTTCGAGCAATACTTTTGCTTGGGGAATATAATTATTTATGATCATTTTATTTATGGTTGTTTTATTTATGGTTGTTTTTAGTTGCTCATCCGTATGATGAGGTCAGTTGATTTCCAATTGGGTTCATTCGTGAATCGAGGTGACCCGTTTGGAGTTATAAGAAATATAGTATCGTATTTGCATGTATTCGGAACATTGACAAACCCATCGGTGATAACAATGACCGCGAGAGGTTCGTCTTCCATTTTATCGACAAAGTTAAAAGCGGAAGTAAAACAAGTCCCCCCCCCGCCTTTTGGTTTCGGTATTGGGTCGTCGGGCAAAAGCTCTGAGCATGATTGAACAATTGTGTCAGCATATATCAAAGCAAATGTTTGATCCATTCCCGCATCCTCAAAAACACGGGTCGCGTTTCTTGTTTCCGCAATAGCCTTCTCCATGTGGGGAGGTGTCATCGATCCCGAAGCATCTAATATTATAACAATGCGACCAATCGATTCGGACATGAATCGGGGAAGCAAGATATTATTTATTTGTTTGGGTGATTGGAATGAGAAATCAATTGGGGCAATTTGACCCATTGCGTTCTCTAGGATTTGTTCCCAAGGTAGAGAAGGTTTCATTACCTTTTCGAGAATGTCCTGTTCAATTCCCGCGGGCATTGATCCCGATTGTTGAGCATTGAGCATCGCCTGTCGAACCTCGCGTTTCCTTTGAGCGATTTCCTCCTCGGTATCTTTATTTTCATCACAAGGTCGAACCTCGCCCCATTCCCCTACTTGCGACTCAGTCGTTTGATCGCCTGTATCGGGGTTATCGCCCGTATCATCCCCCGAACCCTCGCCCTCCGACGAGCTTTCGCCTGTATCGGGTTCGTCTGTATTATGATTAGGGTCGTCCTCGTTCTGTTTATCATCCTCGTCCTCGTCTTTTGCTTCCTCTATTAATATTGAGAATATTTGTTCCGCGGATTTATTTTTAAATCGATTGAGGTTTTCCCTGTCGGTTTGCCCGTTGGGTGGAAACTCAAATCGTGTCGGGTCAAGCAGATGTTGATTGATTGCATAATCACAAGCCCGATTCCAAATATCAAAGTTCCCGTCGCGAGCAAGTCGTGGGATTCTTAAATCGTGCAACAATGCTTTGTGCATTACTTCGTGGCAGATCAAAGTTCTTTTTTGTTTTGGGTTGAGTGATTTCCAAAAATTAATTCCGAATCCCATTTTATCGCCCATCACCCACGCGGTGGCATTCGGGTCGGGATCGATTTCGACTTTTAATCCTAATGCAATCGAAGCAAAGAATGGCTCAAGGAATATTAATTTCCCAATTTGGTTTTTTATATCTTGTATCATGTGGTTGTTTCCTTTTTACCCCCCCCCGCCTTCGTGACGAGAGGGGTCGTTGGGTTTATTATATTATGAAGGGAGGTTTGTCATCAGATCGGCAACGCGAGATTTGAGCGCCTTGCAAGCCTTGGCTCGTTTCGGATTCGATTCCCCTGAGTTTTCCTTGAGTTCTTTAAGCGATGCACAAGTTTCATTAAATGTGGCTTGTGTTTTATTTATGAGTTCGGTCAGCACTTTATCCTCTGCGAAGTTTAGAGCGTGGGCTGAGTTTAATATCGTAGTGACCGCGTCGTATGTCGATGTTCGGAATCTTTCCGCGTCACCCGATTCCATTGCAGACAATCGGTCGATTAGTTTCTCGATCGCTTTAATTATTCTGAAATAATTATTTCGGTTTGCCTCATTCAGCCGATGGGTAACATTTTGCTCAACTTGTTCCTGTATGTCACGCATCACCTTTGAGTCTAGGTTATCGATACGAGTGTCGGAATCGGAGATCGTTTCCATTTCGGATCGCACCCCGTATTTATCAAGCCATTCATCGACGAGAGGAAACTCTTCGGGTTTGAACATTTCCTTTAATCGATTTTGGGCATCAAGTATAATTGCATCATACTGATCTCGGAGTAAACTTTTCTCTGTGTCGAACTTTTCTTTTTGTTCGGAAAAGTATTTAAGATACTCAGTAACTTTTTTCGCGGGCAGTAATCTCCCGCCATTATCATCCCATGGGTGCGTGATTGAGTTTATATATTTATTAGTAGCAGATTTAATTCTTCTGAGTGGGCGAAGAACCGATGGTTGTATTATTCGATTTGATGAACGAACTGAATCCTCGTCCGCGTCCTTGAGCTTTGCGAGTTCCAATGCTCCTTCTTTATTCGATTTGTGACCCGACATAAAACTCCATCGCAAGCGGATAATTACCGCGGAGGAAGTTTGTTTCGAATCTTGTGGTTGGTTATTTTTATCTGTCATTTTATTTATGGTTGTTGTTTATGAGAGTTTTACTTGTGTTTTACTGAGATCGGATTGCACGAATGAGTTTAACTTTTCCTCTTTTCGTTTCATGTGAAATTCGTGGTTATTTATTTCCCTATTCAAGTCGCATATAAACCTCAAGGTATCTTGAAATAAATCCCTATCATCCCTATTCCCATTGAGTGCGATACCCGATGTGATCATTTCGATAAGCAATGAAGAATCTTCCTCGCGGTCAAGTGGATGATTAAGGAATATTATTCGAGCCCGTCGCACAATTTCTTCTCGATTACAAGTGTCCCCGATTCGACTCAAAACTTCTGAGTAATCTTTGCATCGATTGGGCGATACAGAATGCTTTTCGGCATCGTCGAGAATATTTGCAATATATTTCTTATAATTATTTACCTCCGAGATTCTTTGGTCGGCAAGATTGCTTAATGCTTTGTCGCATATTTTAATTAATGCAGTGAGTAGGTTTTGTGTTATTTTCATATCGTGGTTGTATTTTTTTTATCCTGTTGGATTTGGTTTTTATTTTTATGTATGAGAATCATGTCCCATGTATCGAGCATTTCCTGTTCGGAATATTTGTGTCGCGTCCCATTATACTCCTGTGCATACCAATTACTTGAATCCCCTAGGAGATCGCCTAGGATCGATTGTGGGTCAGTTATATAATTATATATATTCGAATCCTTAAGAAACGCTTGAGGGGTCAGCCTCGCCATCGCTTTATCGAAGGTAAATATTCGACACCTCAAAGCTTCGCGTTCCTTTCTCCATCGAGTTTTCTGATGCAGTAGGTTGGGTCCTGTATTCGAACTCATAGTGGTAATTTTGTGAGGTTACGAGTTTCGTTTACGACGCACCCCGCAAAATGTATGAGTTCGAGAGCAACGCATTGGCGAGGTTGGCGTGCCTCGATCAAGCGACTAACCTCGTTGAGATACCATTCGTGATCTCGTTCGGTATATCGACCTGTGTCATCTCGATTTATGTATCGGTTTTGTGCGAGTTGAGCCTGATGAATTAGTTCAAGATCAATATTTATTTTTTTAATTTTTTGAGAATGATAAGCAATTGTTTCCGAGTGGAATATTGAATCGCGGAAATAACCCGTAAGTTCATCCTCGGATACAATGTGCAATAAAGCACTTTGTTGAGCGTGAATTAATTTTTTCGTGGCGGTTGTTATTGTTTGCATGCACGCGTTGCGTTCTTCAAGCAAAAGTATATTTCTTTGTGTTGGTGTTTTCATGTGGTTGTTTTTTATTTGTGATTGTTGATTAGAAATTTCTTGGGCAATAATGAAATGAGATTACCTGTCCGTTTTCTTCGTCGATTAAAATGAAGTTCCCGAACATGTAATCCCTGTGTTTTTTAAGTATCCTCTTGGCCTTAGGAATCGTTTGCGTCCCTGTCGAATAAAACCAATCGATCATTGGGCCTTCATCGATATCAGAACGAGCTTTGCTTGCCCGATATAATTTCCAACCTGTACGAGTTTGGGTGAGGTTTTGTGTTTCCATATTATTTACCCTCCTTGTTTTGTGTTCCCAAATTCTCAAGAACAAGATCGTTTATGAGTAATGAGGTTTGTCGGCATTCGATTTCGATTGAGTCAGAGTAGGAATGAGGTCGGTCGGTTCGCGAGAGGTTTATATAACCCTCGATGGTTTTCACCATGGTTCGTCGCAACGATCGCAACGACTTGGTGTCGCATTGAGCATAATATTCAAGTTCGGAAATAACTCGTTCAATTAATTTTTTATCGATTAAGGTATTTTGTAGGGCGAGGGACGCGACCTGTAATTCCTTTACATCATTTATTGAACTCAGTTTTGAGATCGAAATAATTTCTTGGGTCAAATCGGTTTGATCGACCCCAACATTGTGGGCAACTTTTTGGAGTGTGGAAATGAGTGCGATTATTTTTATTTTCATATTGTGGTTGTTTTGATTTGTGATTGAGATTTATTAAGAATTTTTTAATCGATGCATCATGGAGTAGGCAGTTTCGTAATCCTCGATTCCTCCTACAAGTTCGACGGGTTCAATATTGGTTGAGCAATTCGAAATTAAAAGCACATCGGAAATATTTTTTATTTCTTTTTCGATTGCAAGGATTCGAAATCGATCCGCATCGGATTGGCAATTTGTTTCGAGCGAATTTCTTTCCTCGGTCAAAGCCTGTGTTCGGGAAATCACCATGATCGAATATGTGATCGTGCGTTGGGAAACATTTTCCTCGAGTGAGGATTTTTTAATTATTTTTAGGTTTTTCATTTTGTGGTTGTTTTTATTTTGTGATTGAGAATTTATTAAGCGATTACCATGAAACCATCGTGTATGTAATCGAGGTTTACCGCACCTACGAGAACAGGATGGAAACGATTCGTTTCGGGATTGTGATGAATAAAAAATCTGAGATTAGTATCGGGCAACTGATTTATTTTTTCGATTGCTTTGATCGCCCGTTTTTCGGTCGCAAAGTTTTTTCCGTTAATCTTGATTTGTGTTTGAGTTTTTAATCCTTGAGTTTTCATTTTGTGGTTGTTTTTTATTTTGTGATTGTGATTGTGAAATTTATTTTTACCAAGCGAGTT